ATGACAATGGTAAGATCAATGGTGTCCTAATTGTGGCACCAAAAGGTGTAGTAAAAAATTGGCATGAAGGAGAGATACCCACACATTTAGTAGATCATATAGAGCATAAAAATATATTGTGGCAATCATTAATCAATGTAAAGCAACAAAGAAAACTAGACTTACTGTTTGAAACAGGTGAAGACCTACATATATTAGTTATGAATGTAGAGTCCTTGTCTACTAAAAAAGGTGTAGCGTTTGCAGAAAAATTTTTAAACTCACACAGAGCGTTGATGGCTATTGATGAGTCTACAACAATAAAAAATCCAGAAGCTAAACGTACAAAAAATATTGTAACTCTTGGTAAACTTGCAATATACAAAAGAATACTTACAGGTTCACCAGTAACGAAATCACCATTAGATTTATATAAACAATGTGAGTTTTTAGAAGATGAACTACTAGGTTTTAATTCTTACTATGCATTTAGAACTAGATATGCTGTTATGAGAACAGCAAATTTTAGTGGTCGATCTGTACAGATCGTTGTAGGTTATAGAAACTTAGATGAACTAGCTGATAAACTAAAAGCATTTTCTTACAGAGTATTAAAAGATGAGTGTTTAGATCTTCCAAAGAAAACATTTATGAAGAGAGAAGTCATGTTAACACCGGAACAAACTAAAGCTTATTTACAAATGCAGAAATTAGCTCATGCTCAAATGAATGGTAAGTTAATGTCCACAGCCACCGTATTGACTCAGTTAATGAGACTACAACAAATAACTTGTGGCCATTTTACAGCCGATGATGGCACGATACAAGAAATGCCGAACAATAGAATAGGTGAATTAATAGATGTACTAGATGAAGTGGAGGGTAAGGTTGTTATTTGGGCCCAGTTTCAAAGAGATGTACATAACATATTAAAAGCATTATCTAAAGAATATGGAGAAGGGACTTTTGTAGATTACTATGGTCTTACACCACAAGAAGATAGACAGAAAAACATACAGAAATTCCAGGACCCTGATTCCGGAGTCCGGTTCTTTGTAGGAACTACCCAGACTGGTGGTTATGGTATTACACTTACGGCTGCTAGCACTATGATATATTATTCAAATGGTTATGACCTGGAGAAAAGACAGCAGTCAGAGGCTAGAATAGACCGTATAGGCCAAACAAAACCTATGACTTACATTGACATTATCTGTGAGAATACTGTAGATACGCGTATTGTAAAAGCTTTACGTAAGAAAGTAGATATTGCTACACAAATAATGGGAGAGGATTTAAAAGAATGGATTTAAGACCTGGTGTTGTAATTAGAATGGGACTATGGATTAGTCTTGTAGCCTGTATACTTTGGTATTTTTAAACAAATATATCTTTTGCTTTACCAAGTATAGGTTTGTATTTTGTTTTACCCTCTGATCGGTATGCATGTAAGAATTGTTTTCTTGGTGTGCCTTCTGTAAAACTACAATGTATCCACCCACTGTTTGGTTCACCGGGAGTGTAGAACTCAAGAATTAATTGATCCCAATCTAGCTCTCTATGTATCCAGTCTGCAAGCTCACAATTATCTACGCCTATTACTTCGAAGTCGGCCGCTTCTGCACGCGCGTGCTGTGAATTTAATGAGCTACCAATCGCTTGGCACAGCTGTGGGCTACGGAAACCGCTAGTCACCTTAACTCTTCCGAAATGGTCACGTACCGGTTGAAGAATTTTTTCACAAAGTGTTTTTAATTTTTCTATTTGTTCTGCGTTAGGGTTGTTGTTGATTCCCTTCCTAATAGCAGTGTCTGATTTAGTCAGCTCTGACAAAGTAAAATTACGCGAAAGATCCATTATAGTTTACCTCGTAGTTCGTTTAAATATTTTTCGTTTTCTTCTTGTTCAATTTGTTCTGGAGTTTTTTTAATTTTATTTAACACATAGTATACAGCAAGAGCTCCTATAAATATACAGGTCATACCATATAAAAACATTAACCAACCAAACTCTACTGTCATCATTTCATATAATTCATGACTAAAGCTAGAATCATTGATCCCATTCCAGCTACAATCATATACTCTATTCTTTTAATACGTTCTCTCATTTCTTTTATTTGTTCGAACGTTTGCTTTTGCATAATTCTGCAAAGTTTTTCATGAGCTTCTATTTTTTCTAATGCCGATTTTCTAGCCATAATTATCCTGTTGGAAATAGTATTCTTAATTTTTGTTCTGTTGTCAAGTTAGAAAGTTGATTTCCAGAATTAATATTATTAACATTACTAACAATATTTGAGTCAATACTAGGTAGATTCAATGATGATGGCGTCGCAGGTGTGTCTTGAAAGATAGGTAGTAATGGATTTTCTATCAAAGGAAACTCAGGTTCTAATAAAGAAGTTGTTCGTAACTGTTGTTGTATTTGACCTAAGGCATCTCCTGCAGCAAGTAATGGGTTAGGCTCACCTATCTTTGCAGCATTTTCTGCAAAAGCTTGTCGTATTTCTGGTGAAATATTAATTGGTCTAAATACATTATTATCTATAGATGCAACTTCTACATTAGAAAGTCTATCAGTAGAATTTCTTAAACCATCTTGTGTAATACCTAAAACTCTTGCGGCGTCTACATCTAATTTAAAATTTTTTCTAACATTAAACAATGCTCTGTTTGCATTAATGTATGCATCTACAATTTCATTTGGTTCTACTGGTCCACCTTTTAAAGCTTCTCTAGTAAATAATTGTCTAGATTCCCTTACACCTCTTTGATAGTTTGCAACTTTATATTTTAAAGTTCTATCTGGATTTACTTTTACAGATCTAAAACCAAACAGACCTGCAAACTCATCACCAAACTCATATACTTGTCCATATTTATCAAACTTACCTTTTTGTAATATATCAACAGATTCAATAGATTGATCTAATCTTTTCAATTGGTTAAGTGAAAATGGCATTTGTGCTTCTACTAAGTGAGCCATAATTTTATATGACTTATCACCTGCAGTATCTTGTGGATTAAATACTTGGAAACCATCTCTAGTTCTACCACCTCTAGCTATAATATCTGTTACAGCTTCAGTCCAAATAGATTCTGATATAAAAGGCTGAGCAAATTCTCTCATTGATGTAAACATACCACCGATAAAATCATTCATAATACCATCTTCATCTGTTCTACCATCTGCCACAGAATTAATTACTGTTTGGATAGGTCTAACTAATGTGTCGTAAGCATTAGCGTGGCTAAAATCTACGTATTTAAAATTACCTTCTTCGTCTTTTATTGGCAGTAGTGTTGAGTTTTTAGACCAGTCAGCTACATATCTTCTAAGAGCTTCTCTCTCATCATCTGTTACATTATAGATTGCAGCAAATGCTTCTGCTGTTGCAGCCGGCACAGCTAATGTAGTTGCACCCATACCAAATAATCTAGTGTATCCAATACTTTCAAATGGTTTTACTTTTGTGCCATCAGGTAAAATTATTTCTTCATTTATTTCTCTAAGACCACGTCTTATAATATTAGTTCCTGTTCTAGCAATTTCTGCAGGAAACGATACGAAGTTACCAATAGGTAATTTTCTTAAACCTTTTACAAAATCAGATACATAATCATAGTTTGGTATATTATTTTTTACAATATCTGCAGCTTCTCTTTTTAAAAACGTATCATCAAACACAGTTTCAATACCATTTCTAGTAAATGTTTGTCCTCTAGTTAAACCTGCGTTAGCTAAAGTTTTTTCTAATCTAGATTTTTCCATAGCCCATGATGCTATTTTCCAAAAGTCATCTTCAGCTGTATATAAGTCTTGTGACACTTGTTTTAATTTTGATAATGGTTTTAACAACATTCTAAAACCTTTGTCTGCTGTCATTGTTTCACCAAAGTTTACATCTTCTAGTAGTCTTGTTAAGTCTCCTAGTCTTACGTTGGAGTTTACAACACCTAGTTCTAATAACTCTTCGTACAAATCATTTTGTTGTCTTGTACCTTTTAGTGGTGTTTGTAATGCTTGGTATGCTTGTTTGATAGCTTGACCATCAGGTATGATACCATTTGCTGTAGCAAAGAAACTAGCACTAACAAAATTTCTCATGTGTGTTACTGGTGATAAAATTGTTTTAGCTATTTGTGATAAACCTTTTGGATATAAAACTAGACTTTGATATAACTGACCCAACATCCCTGGTTCCTGTTGCTGTAGTCCTGTTTCTTTCAATGCTTTTGCAACACCAGGTCTTGCAAAAAATTGTCCTTCTGAGAAAGGATTTGTTGCACCCATGGCAAGATTGTTTTTATCTAGTACTTCTTTTTTCACACCTTTACCTGCATCGATAGTTAGTCTTTTTGCAGGATCAATTACTTCAACAGGCACAAAGTCTGTACCAAATAATTCTCTGGCTTCATCTTCGCTTTTAGCTAAGAAAGGTTTTACATTACTTTGTCCTGATCTAAATGCTGTGGCTACCTCATCATTCTTTGTCATTAAATTTTTAAAAAACATGTTACGTCTGGTAAGCATAGATAGTTTAGAAGTAGCACCGACAATTGTCTGCATTGGGTTTCTTTGTTTACCAAATAATTCTTCAAAGACTTCTCTATCTGCTTTTGATTTTATCTCACCAATAGATACTAGTGGTGTTGCAGTTCTTCTTTTTAATGTTTCATCTAATACAGTTCTGTTTACAAAAAACTCTGGTACCTGAAAGATTACATCTGATGGTTTATCTAATCTAAAACCTTTTGGAAGGTTAGGATTTTTTAATGTATTAGCTACAATCTCTTCTGCTTGTAGATCTGTTATAGGTCTGCCTGCTTCTTCAGCACTTGACATAAATACTTTTTTTGCTCTTTCAATTGCTTCTCTTGTAGGTGTGTATGCAAAGAAAGGTATAATACTTTTGTTTTGAAATACATCATATGTTGCACCAATATAATTTTTAAATTTATTGCCAAATAATTTTTTAAATTCTGCTATTTCATTCTTACCTAAAGTTCTTCCTAGATTAGAAAACAAATCAGCCCATCTATCTCTGATAGTTGTAAGGCTACCAAATATAGTACCCATAGTTTCTTCATCAACTTTTAAAGCTTTTAGTTTTTTAAGTAAGGCTTCTTTTTTTGTCTGATCTAATGCTCCAAATTTTGCAACACCAAGATCATCTATCTTTGCTTCGCCTGATAACAATAAATCATTGATATCTTTTAATAATTCATCTCTGTTTTTTTGATTAGTTCTATTAGCTATGTTCCTAAACGGAGGAAATATTTTATCTATAGATAAATCTAATTCTCTAGATACATTTTTTGCTGCTATGGCATCAGAAGATCTCTGACCAATATTAGTTCTTTCAATATCAAAAAACTCTTGAGTCTTACCACTTCTTGCTCTAAAACTTCCTGCAATCTTATCGATCCATCTATCAATCTTATCGTTAGAATCTGTTATACTTTTATTTCTATTTGTTAATCTTTTAATTACTTTACCGGTACCACCAATTAGACCTGTAAATAAAGCACCTTCTGTACCAAACTTAACTCTGTTAATTAAATCTTTTACAGGATCACCATCAGACTCTCTATCTACTTCTGTAGGCCCGCCAATTAAATCACCAAACGTACCGATTTTTTCTACGTCACCAACAAACGTTGCTTCACCAACACCACCTCCTAATGCGCCACCAATAAATCTATTTGTCTTACCTCTGGTATTTAATCTTAAAACATCATCACCAAGTTTTTTTACTTGACTTGTAGGTTTAAAATACCTCATGTTTCTTGATGCTTTCATTGCATCTGCTGCAATTTTAGATCCCACTTTAAAACCTACACCACCAGGTATACCAATATTAACTAATGCTTCTGTTATTTGACCAGCAGTTGTTGCCTCTGCTTTTTCATCTAGTGTTGTAAGATCGTCAAAGAATGCTTCTACTCTAGCTGCTCTGTTTCGATCTACACCTAGATCTAAAAGTGTTGCACCTAATGAAAAGAAACCTTTGGGTATTGCAAGAAGACCTGATCCGATACCGGCTAGTACAGATTCAATTGTACCTACTTTATTATTGTCGTCATTTGCTGACGCCATTTCTAGTTCTCTTAGAGTAGCCATAAGTTAGTCCTAACCTATTATTTCGTCTAGATCTACAAATGCGATTTGATTGCCTTTTTTCTCTACGGCTCTTTTGTTTACAACATAGATACCATCATCTAGACCAGAGTATTTTTCTTGGAAGTAATCTATTTCGTCTTTACCTTTGTTGTTTTCGTTTCTTTCCCACTTTTGAAACTTGTCATCAGGTAATGTAAGTGCATCAGTACCTTTAGATCTAATAAACTCTGTAACAATATCACTTGTTACTGTACCTGCACCAGATTTAGCAGAGGTCATTGCTATCATGTCAGCTACCGAAGTGCCTTCTAAATCTTTCTTTAATTTTTTACCTTGTAATAATCTTAATTCATTAAGTACAGCATTAGCTGGATCAGATTGTTTAATATCTTTTTCAATCTCACCTTTAAGTATTGCAGCGTTAATTTGTTTTTTAAGATCAGCTGATTGATCTAAGTTTTTAGATATAGCTGATATAATTCTGTTTTGTAAATTACCGGATCGAATAGATCCTTTAAGATCCCCACCTTCTTCAGAAACAATTTTACTTGCATCAATCAATGAATCGTAAGCTGCTTTCTTATTCATCTTATCAATACCCATTAACTTGTAGTATTTTTCTCTTGTTTCATTTATTCTGTCTTCATTAATTTTAGCTTTTTCTGCTTCAGTTTTTGGAGTTTCAGTTGCACCTGTTCCTTCATTAGGAACTGTTGTAATTTTATCTGTTCTCTCTAATTTTGTATCTGAATCTGTTTCTTTTGGAACGTTTTTACCAAACTCAGTTCCTAGTAAATAGTTTGCAGCTCCTTGAACAGTGCTTTTTCCAATATCAAAAGCACCTGATGCTATGTCAGGTATGTTTTTAATTTGTCCTGCAACTCCAAAAGCAGTAAATGGATTTTCTCTTATTGCCTTACCTATTATTTGAGGACTAGTAAAAGCTTCTTTTAGACTTAATGGTGCAGGTTGATATTTACCAGATATCATTTGGTTTTTAGGAGTTGCTACATTTCTAAAATTTTGTGTAGGAAATAAATTTCTAATTCTTTGCATACCAGTAAGACCTTTATCAGTAGGACCTACATATTTAGCTCCTCTAAAACCTGAAGCTAAAGATCTTAATCCACCCATAATTGCTCTAGGTGCTAACATTCGAGCTGCAGTCATTGCAGCAGGTGCCGCAAAAGCCAGTAAAGGTAGTGCATAACCTTGACGACCACTAGAGTCTTGTGGTGCAAGTGGACTACCAACAGTATTGATAGCTTGTGGTTCTTTAATACCATTCATAATTCCCTCTTTAATAGGGCCACCGTATCTGAACATTGGTCTATTTAATGGTCTCATGTATTACCCGTATAGTTTACCGAATAATCCGCCAATACCTAAAGCTGTACTTAAACCTGTTGCAAATGGACTACTCGAAGGTATTGGTGTAGCCATAGCCCCTAATGCTGCAGCTTGGTTAATACCTGTTCCATATTGTTGTAGTCTTTGGTACGGCTCATACGCTCCTGTTCTTGCAGCGTCGGCATCTGCTTGTAATTGTTGTTGATTTAATCCTTGTCTAAATGCTCCAAGATTACCTTGTGTAGCAACATCTCCTGCTAGACCGGCTCTTTGGAAATTAGATAATGCAAATTGATTTTGTAAAGCTTGTGCTCTTCTTGCTGTTGCATCTTGAAAAGCTGATTGTTGTAATTGTGCTGCAATACCTGTTCTAGCTGCTGTAGTATCAGCCATGTATTGTCCTTCTAATGCACCTTGTCTACCACCACCAAAAGCACCAGCGGTAAATGCATTGTCTGCAATGCCTTGCATACCTGCTTGTCTAGATAAATCAAATTGTCTTAAAGATTCATCTATGACACCTGTTTGATATGGTGACATAAATGATGCAATAGAACCTGCGCTGCCTGCTCCTCCGGCCCCGGTTCCTGTTAAAGTCTGTGCTTGTGTTAAGTATGGTTGATAAGATCCTAAACCAGCTGTAGCGTCTTGTATCGCTGATGTTTGTAATGGATCTTCACCTGCAACAAACTGTCTACCTGTAAACTTAGTTACATCTATAGGTGCCGACGTTGTAGCGGTGAGCTGCCGTGCGTAATCTTTTCCTGCTTCTTGTAAATAATCTGGTAATGCCATTATTCTAATCTATTCTCCAACATTTGTGATTGATCGAACATTTCTTGTGCAGGATTTTCCATGCCCTGGGACTCTTCTGATATACTACCACCAGATTCTAGATTGTCCATCATATTCTGCATAACTTCTGCACCTTTGTCTATGTCGCCACCACCTGCGTTTCTTACAGCGTCTGCTGTAAATACAAATTCATTCTTACTTAGTCTAGCGGGTACATCATCCGCTCTTTCTTCTTCTCCTAGTGGTACAAAACCACCTTCTCTATAATCTTTTTCTAGACCACCTAGGTCCATAATACCACCATCTGCTTTTCTGTTTCTTAAAGCGTCATAAATCATTTTTCCTTCTTCATCCATAGGGCCACCAAAATAATCTTGGTCTGCTATAAATTCATCTGCGCCTTTGCTACCTATTCGTAGTCTTTTAGTAATTAAATCTAAAGCTCCTTCATCAAGAGAACTTATTGCATAAGAACCATCTTCTGCTTTAGCAATATCATAACCTTCTTCAATAAGACCATCTATAACTTTTACAGCTTTATTTGATTTAGGTGTTATTGAAACATCAAAACCTGTTGCTTGTGCTTGTAATCCAGAGTCTGTAAGAACATCTTCATCTCTAATACTTACATTTATATCTGCATCATCAAATAATGATTTGACTTTACCTACACCAGCTTTAAACATTTCACCTGCTTTTTGACCTGCTTTAATTGCTAATCCAGGTATTCCAAATGCTGAACCACCTATTCTATATCCTTCTCTAGGTATATCAGCTAATCCACCATCAGCAGCGTAGAAAGAACTTCTTACAGCTGACTTAGGAGGCATAAAATATAATGCTGAGTTTGTTGGATCTGAATAATATTTTTTAGCTTGGTTTCTTACATCTTCTATCATTGGCTGTGCCATAGTAAAAGGTGTACCTTCATCAACCTCTTCTTCACCCATAAAAAATGGTGCTGCTATTGCTGATCCTGCTAATGCTCCACCTAAAATTCTAGGTACACTAAACTTAGCTCCTGCTTCACCACCTACTCTAAATAAATCTCCAAGTGTACTAAACTTACCACCTTGTCCAAGTAAGGCACCAATGCCACCCTGCTTACCAAAGATACTAGAAGCTGCACCACCTAATTTTGCTCTACCTAATAGTCCACCAAAACTTGTTCCAGGTACACCAAACATCATAGCTCCTGTTAGAGCTGCTTTACCTAATGGTGATTTAACAACTTTCTTTACAGTTTTTCCAATTTTTTTTACAATCTTACCTAGAAAATATCCCTGTCTTGGCTCTTCAAGATCCATAATACCACCCATATTACGCATCTGTCTTTCCATATTCATTCTTGAAATTGCCATAGTTCTACCTTTTTATCGCCTTTTTGTTTTATAATCAATCATATATATCTACTAGATCAGCTAGTCCGCCGTCCATGTAATACATTCTTCTATTTGTACCATCAATAAAACCACCATCTTTTTCTCCACCCCCATAGTCTTGTGTACTAGCTCCAGCATAGCTTCCATCATCCCCTTCATATGAAGCTTGAGTTTCTGCACTTGCTCCACCAGATCCATAGTCTTGATAGCCTTTAGCAGCAATTTCTTGTTGTGCTCTAGCTAAAGCTGCTTTTAGTTCCTTTTCTTTATTTGCCTCTGCAGTTTTTCTATCTAGGTCTCTTCTTAATGTTTGTTGCTTGTAAAAGTTGTATTTAGCTAAATTCATTTTATTCATCTTGTTAGCGTATGCTGCATTTGCACCGACAAACATTCCTGTTTCAGGATCAAATTCAACACCATATTTTTCTGACATTTTTCCACCTAGTAGGTCACCAAGTTTGCCATACTCTTGACCAACTCTTTCTGCATAATTACCTAATACAGATCTAACATTTAATCCAAAAGGGTCTTTACTTAATCCTGTATTATTTGCACCAAATACTGTTGGACCTGTGTAACCCATATTCATTTTAATAAATTCTTGATCAGTTGGTGATAGTGAACCAAACCTATCCATTTTATTCATTAAAAAACTTACTGGACCTAAATTACCAATCATATTTGCAAAACTTCCTAAACCTTCTTTACCAGCTCCTATTTTAGATTGTATGTTACCTGCCATAGTTTTTTCTAAAGGAATATCAGTTCCTGATCCAATATACTCACCCATATCTGGACCTGTTAGTTGTTGTTGTCTATAGCTTGGCATACCCATAAAAGTTTTATCAAGTTTACTTTGATATAAATCATCTACATTAGGTGTAGCTTGATTATTAAAATATTTATCAGATGTAAATTTATAAAAATTATTATAGTCCGTCATTGGAGAGCCAGCCTGTAATGCTCCGCCTCCGCCACCACCTGAACCACCTGGTTGATATATAGCCGGTAAACCTGTAGGAACTTCGTTTTCACTTCCTGATGGTATTTGAAACGGGTTTACTAGATATTGACTTTGAGGTATGTATTTATACCCTGCATCATATATCGACTGATCGTACGGACTTAAAGCCATTATTCCTCCTTATCTTCATCAGACGCTGCACCTAACGGTGGCATTGCTGCGACTTTTACTTTTACAGATCTAACTACATGTTCTCTTTGTGTAGCTGTATCTGGATTTGCAATATCATCTTCTGCTTCTTTGTCTGAATTATACTCGTAATTAGTTTCTTTGTTTCTTAAAACTACTTCTGTTTCACATTTTACAACAGGTACTTTCTTACCATTTATGTATGTGTATGCTACTTCACCTTCTTCTATAAACGCCATAAACTCTCCTATTCTCTGTTTATTTCTAGTATTGATGCAATAACATGTAATTCATTTGCATCTGCTGCTTGTGCCTTTAATACCTCATTTTCTTGTAAAATTAAAGGGTGAGTTAACAGTTCTGTTGTTGCTTTTGAGGCTATTGCCTTATCTTTAAACACATTAAATACCGCAGAAGCAGCATTTGTTATAGTAAAAGTTACTGTAGTTCCTGATCCAGCATCCTCGGAAACTAAAATACTTTTAATTATTGCTCTAGAATCAGATGGTGCTGTGTACACTATAGTATTATCTGTAGTGCTTAAATCTATTAATGAGTTTTTATATATGTTAGCCACCTATAAACCAAGAAAATCTTTCTTGCTCCTGTTTTTGTTCATCTAGAAATGTTGAATTTAATTGTTCTACAATCAAAGCAACAGCTCTGTTAATTTGTTTTTGATTAGATTCATCATATTCTTTTTTTGGTTCTGGTAATCTTATTACTATTTTAGCCATTATCTTCTCCCATCTGGTTGTATGTCTAATCTCATAGTTCCAAATCTCCAAGATTCACTAACATCAGTATTTGCTATTTTTATATTAACAAAACGTCCTCTTGCTCTGGTATCTTTTTTCTGGGTAGAAGTCGTAATAGTAAAAGGACTTAGTGCTGTTGTTGTTTGTGAGTCAGATGGATATCTTTTAACTGCAAGTGTTACTTTTGCATTTCCTGCAAGGTCTTTAAAGTCAGGTAAAAATCTTCTAACAGCAAGAAAAACATCTCCTGCTACAGCATATGATTGACCTCTCATTCTTTGTTGAAGATCATAATCGTATGATTGTATAAACGATGTAACAGTTGTTGTGGTACCATCAGGATTAACTTGATCTGTACCTATCTCATGTTCAAATAATGTAGTTTGCCCGAGCCCTGATTCTCCAACAATGACTGGAAAGGTTCCTGTAGCACTGTCATCAAATTTAGTTGCAATAGGATTAGGGTATACAGTTGCATCAATCCAAGTTGTTCTAGCTTCTGTGCCTATATACCAAACTCCTCCTGGTATTCTAGGTCCACTTTCTCCATAATTAAATATAACATATTGATCATTGTAGTCAGAATTTGTTGATGGATAATACCAAGTTACTTCTGTGTATTGGTTATTTAAACCTGCATATACTTGTTGTCCTTTTGTTGTATCTGCTTGATCATAAATATAATCTTCAACAGTGCATGGTAATGATTTAACGGTACCATCAAACGCAAAGAAACCATTTGTAGACATCCAATAAGCTACACCATCTATTTCAACAGCTGCATTCTTACCAATCAATCCACAGTTTGTACCAACTTGTTCAAATCCAAATGTGAAAGGAGCTCCAATAAACTTCATGGTGTATAATGCATTGTCTGTCCAAACTAGAATAGTTTCTTTTGCTTTTAAAGAACCAATAATTTTAGTGCCATCTTGAAGTCTTTGTGTACCTGCAGAATTAATTGCAGTTACTGTATAATCATTTATATCTTCTTGTTCTGAAAATCTTATAAACATGTCATCTTGTGTTGATGGTGTACCAATTGTTGTTTCGGTTCCTAAATGAATTAAGTGACGTGTTGTTGGTGATACTAATGTTACCCTTGTTGCAGTCGGATTATTTGTAGTTGCAAAACCAGATGTAGCCGTTGATGCTCTTACTGTTAAAGGGTCTGTAGCTCCTGCGTTCCAAGTAAATGTTTTACCATTTGCGATTGTTGCAACAAGAACTTGACCAAAATTACTTAATGACCATAAGCCTGGTTCTAGTGTTACGTCTGTTGCAGAAGAGGCTTCACCCCATTTACCTGCTGACCAAGTATCTGTACCCCAACCATAACCGTATGATTGTGCAGCTGGACCTACTGTCTCGTAAGGTTTAACATCCATACTACCACCTGTAGATACGGTTGCACTAGCGTTAGAACTTTGTGTGATTGTAAATACACTTGAACTTGTAATACTTGTTACTTGAAATAATTTATCTTCAAAATCTGAATCAGAATAACCAGTACCTGATGGTAAAGTTACGTTATCTAATAATACAATATCTCCTACTACTAGGTTATGACTTGTTTTTGTAATAGAACAAACTGCCGAACCTGATGTTGTTGCAAGAGTACAAGAACCTAATGTAGTTTTTAAAGGTGTAACATCATATAGCTGTCCTTCAAAATAAATAAGTAGAAACTTATCTGTTCCAATAGCAACATATCTATTACCTGCTAAATCAACAAATGCAAACTCACGTCTTGCAACGCCAACAATTGTATCTGTAATAAGTGAAGACCAACCACCAACTTTTTCTGGAAGGCTGTATCTAAATCTTACATTATCACAATCAACCCAACGTTGCTCAGCGCCTACTGTTGTATTTTGTTTGTCAATTCCTGGAACAAATTGAAAGTCAAGAAGAGCCATTTTTTAGCTCCTATATTTTATCTTTGTATACCCAGCCTCTCGTTGCATTAACATATACTAACGTGAAGGCTGAAGCATTGGCTGAAACAACTAGGTCAGATCCTGTTCCATTTATATTAGAACTGTTTCTTCCAATTGTTAAGTTGTTAGATGCAAGGTTATTACCACTATCGATAAATGTAACTTCATTTCCTATAGCTGGAGATGCGGGTAAATTAATAGTGATTGCAGTACCAATACCACCTCCAGAAGTATCTATTAACACTTGGTCACCATTAACTGTAGTATATGTAGCGCTTGGTGTATAATATCCTTTTGTCTGTAGTTTTCCTGTAATATTTGTACCATCTGAATATAATACTGTTGTTGATCCAACCGGTAAAGCTAACCCGGTCCCTGATACAGTTTTAACTGTTAGTGTGTAATTTGAAGCTGATCTAGTTGTAGCATCTTCTACAATAAAAACTCTTTCTGCAGAGTCCGGCATTGTGACAGATCTGTTTGCAGTTAGTGTACCAGTTAGTTTGTAGTATAAATTTTTACCATTTGCTGTAGCATGGTTTGCTAAAGATAAAGCAACATCACCAGATCCTACTGCTAATGATATATAACCTGACGCTGCTTGTTCTAATATTTGTAAATTTGTATTTGTAATAGTACCCCAGGTTCCTGATTTTTCACCTGTAGTAATTAATTCTAGTTTTAAATCGCTCGATGTACTTGACGCCATATATTTCTCCTATGGATTGTTTGGATCAATAGGTACCCAGGTACCAGTTGCTCCTGGAACTATCGGGTTCCATGATATCACAGATACGGTACCAGTTGCAAGGTTTATTCTGTACCCTTGTACAGGAACTGTTTGACCTATTTTAACAGTTATATTTCCAATTGAAACCTCTATTTCAGATCCACTTGGTAATACTTTTGCTTTTGCAACAATTCCAACTGTTCCTGTGCTTACATTTACTCTGTTTCCCGATAAAGCAACAAAGACTGTTACGCCTCCTGGATCGGCGAATGGTGAATTTGCAAAGGGTGTTGCTCCAAATAACATATTTTATCCTAAAGATGTTTGTACAGGGTCCCAAGTCATAGTAGCTCCTGGTACAATACCATCCCATTTTTTAATTAATACAGAACCGTCTGCAATATTTAATCTTGTTCCTGTAGCAGAAACATTCGCTTTTGCTACAATTGTTACAGTTCCGCTTGATATATTTTGTCTGTTTGTTGTTACGGTTACAGTCGCATTTGCTTTTGTTGTAACATTACCAACTCCAACATTAACTCTGTTTCCTGTTACAGATATATTAGCATCTGCTGTAATCGTTACAGATCCTGTGCTAACATCTACTCTAGATCCATTTGGTAATACAGTTGCTTTACCAACTATAGTTGGACTTCCTGTATTTGTATTTATTCTGTTTCCTGTTACAGAATATACGGATGCAAATGTAGGCGTGCCTGTATTTAAATTTACTCTTGATCCTGTTAACGCTGTTACTGCTTTTGCAACAATAGTTGGATCACCACTAGATACATTGATACGACTACCTGTAGTTGATACATTAACACCTGTACCCTCAATAATAGTTACATTACCGATTGTAAAATTAAGTCTATTACCAGTAACACTTAAATTAGCATTACCTACTAAACCTACTGTGCCTGTTGATTCATTGATTCTAGATCCACTTACGCTTACAAATGCGTTAGGGTTAAATCCTGAGTCTCCAAAAGGTGCTCCTGCAAAGCTAGTTCCGCCAAAAAACATATATTATAATCCTTAAAAGGAGGCTGTGCGGTATGTGGTGGTGACACAGCCCCCATCTAAGAATTATATCATCGTTTAAACCAAGAAGGAAGACCTAAATGTGGACGCTTGTCGAACATATTATCCTTCGATCCAGGTGTCTTACGATTGTTATAATGCAGAAAAACTTGTACGCATTCTTTGCCTTTGAATTTTTCTCTCCAATGCTCTAGCTCACATCCAGAATAAACCAGCATATCTCCTTGTTTAAGATCTACTTTAATTCCTTTTTTACCAGTCTCTCCAGATGGCTCTAGATATATAGGCCAGTCATCACCGGCAAGATTCATAGTAGTTGATATCTCACAACTAAATCTATCTTTGTGTCTTTTAAGTTCATCACCTTTTT